AAGTCTTTTTCTCTTACGAGAACACCTGGTGAAACTTGAAATGCCATATGTGTTGTTCTCCTATTTAGCTAAATAGTATCATTAATCTCAAATCTATTTATGTTTTTATAGACCTTTACGGACTCTTACAGGTGACCACACCTCACCTTTATCGTCTATTATTGTGTCTTCCTCTGTGCCGTCATCTACAAACCCAAAAGGTGCCATATCTTGTTCTATTGCGTTTTGTTGCTCTTCATACATTCTAGCACGTACATCTAGGTCTGTTAATTCTTTAAAATATCTTTGATTAGATATCCATGCAAATATCACTAAACACATTGCAAGGTCGTCATTAGAACCTTCTTCAGCTTGCCATGATTGACCTCTTCTTACAAAGGTTGATAATTCTTCTATAATATTAAAGTCATTAATTATAAGTTTATCGCCTTCAACCAATGTTTTTAAGTTTGTACAACCAATTCTTTTAACTTGTTTTGTCATACGAACACCTAGTTGAGACCCTCGTTTAGAAAAACCACCACCTAATATTTGACCTGCTCTACCTTTCATCATACACATTAATAAGTTTGTGTATTCTAATTCAAATTGTAATGCGTCTGCTACTTGATGACCCACATCATTTACCTCAACACAAACATGAGCATTGTTATATGCTCTTGCAACCTTTTCAATAGTATGAGGAAATAGTAAAGGTTTAATTTCATTGTTTCTATATTTTGCAACTATGCGATAAGGCATTTTTGATACGTCAAAAACCACAAAGGCAGAATAATCTTTTACTGTACCTCTTGCTACATCAACCGTCATTACATAATCTCTACCTTTAATTGCTTGTTCGTACATATCTAAACCATTTTGAGATACAATAGGATTACTATGCGACATGGTTCTAATTTTAGATGGATTTAAAAGTGTGTCTACCGAACCTACAAACTCACACTCAAACTCTGTGGCAAATTGTGCCTCACTAGTGTTTCTTATAGTTTCTTCTTTCCACTTATCATCTCTACCTGGTACCTCTGACCAATGTACTTCAATTGGCACATAGTCATTTCTTTTATGTATTGCGTCATTCCACAACTTATAAAACATATTCATACCATGTGGTGTAGATACAATCATCACTTTAGATTTTTTACCAGATGATATTGTAGGATATACAGAGCTAAAAAACTGTTCAGATATATTTGCAGGTATGAAAGCAAACTCATCTAAAAATATTATGTTAAATGAACCACCTCGAATTGCACTTGAAGAAGTTGCAGCTGCAAGTATTTTTGATCCATTCTCTAACTCTAACGAACCTTTGTTCCAGTTTAAAACACCTTGTTGTAAAAATGTAGGTAAGTTTTCATATGCAAGTTGCAATCTACCTAGTAAGTCTCTAGCAGTTGTAGATTTGTTGGCAAGTATTGCAACATTAATATTATCATTAAATATAACTTGATGTAATAGATATGCAATGATGGTAGTTGATTTACCTGATTGTCTTGGTAGTTTACAAATAGAAAATCTGTTATTATGAAAAGTGTCTACCATCTTTTCCTGAAAAGGATACATATTAAAAGGCACTAAACCATCATCTATATTTACAATCTTTGTATATTTTTTGACAAAGTAAATAGGATTTTCCATACACTTTGCAATCTCTCTGATTTGTTCTTCAGAGTATTGTTGTTGTGTATTTGCTTTAAATAGATTAGGATTGCCTAAATAATTTTCACTCATTTAAATAAAATTATACCATCCTGTGACGATATATTTTTCTCCTTTATTTGTTATTTGTCCTTTATGTACATGACTGAAATGTGCAGGCCAAATTACTGTTAAACCTTTTTTTGCTGGCATAGTAATATTTTGATATTTAAATATTGTACCACCATCTTCGACATCATTTAAATAAGTCATAAAAACTAAAACTCTATCACAGCTACTTTTAGTCATAACTTCAGAATGCCAAGTTTTAAAACCTTGTTCTTTTTTATAATACTGAATTTTGTAATCTGTATTAATAGCAAATCTTGTTAAACTATTAATTTCAGGATACTTTTTTATATACGAGTCTAAACAATTTTGTAATTCTATTCTATAATCGTAAAAAGGTTGTTCAGACCTATCATAGTTTATAGGCAACTCATAAGACTCTTTAATTTTTTTATCAACACGACCATCTTTTTCTCCTACGAGGCCTTGCACCCATGCTTGTTTATTTGCCTTAAAATGTTTGACAATATTATCACAAACTTTTTCAGATATAAACCATCCTCCCATCAAAGTATGTTCATCTAGTTTATACTCAATCATTAATAATTATACCTTCTATTGCGTTGTAACCTTTTTTGATGGCTGCATTTACTCTACTACTACCATATTTAACTTTATACTTTTTTTCAATATACTCAACACCACCTGCACCTTTACGAGGTTTATTAGTAATAGCATGTTCAACAACTTCTATTGGATTGTTCATACCATCATCTAACCAAGTATCTTTATTTTTCTCTTTATGAGGATAAGGCGTTTTATTTGTGTAACCTAAATCACTTATCAGAAATGTCTGTTTCTGTGGGTGTAATTGTTTTGCCTTTAAAACTTTTATCTTCATCACTTTGAACATCCTTATTTTTATTCTTCAAAAGTGTATGTAATTCTTTTGACGAACCAACAAACAATGCTTGTTTGATGTTTGTATTTGTTTTGCTAGGCACATCTTTTAATGATTTAAGTTTGCCTTGTAAATCTTGTAGTTTATCAACCGTATCAGCAACTTGTTTAATTAAATTACCTGCAACCTCATATGCTCTAGGGTGTTGACTTTCATTTGCAATATCAAGTATGCCTTGAATAGCGTCTTGTCCTCTTTCAATTAAGTTATAGTAATTTTCTCTACTATACTTGTAATCGTTCTCAACATCTTCTTTATTTTTATCTTCTAATCTAGGAACAGGAGGTATAGATTTTTTTTCTGGTAAATTTTTAATATTATCTACCGTAGGGATACCTAACACTTCGTTTATTTTATCATTAATGCCCATAATATTATTTATTCGTCGGAATCAGTCTCTGGATTGTAGTCTTTACTATCTGTAAAATTAGTTATGGTTGTTGTGAAACCAAAATCATCATCTGCGTTTGCACTTGTAGGATTAGGCACTACAATGATTCTTTCTTCTCTTTTAGAACCTGTTGCTGTATCTGTATATAAGTCTGTTTGAGTTTCTTTGATAACTCTTTTTGCATACACAGGTCCATACAAATATGTTTTAGCAGTAAAACTCATTGTGTAATTTACTGCTCTTCTTTGTGTAAATGAACCATCATAAGTGTCCTCATAATTTACACTATTTAAAACAACAGGCACATCTCGTTTAACACCCATAGTTGGTATTGCGTTTACTGTTATTGTATAATCTGGTTGAAAGTAAGGTAATATTTGTTCGACAATTTGTAAACCACCCTCAGCAGTTGCTGTAAAAGAATATAAATTAAAACTTATATTGTAAGGTACAGGATTATATTGATAATCTAAAACATCACCTCTATCTGATCTTGTTGCTTTGAATCTTCCTAGTCTTTGTAGTTTACGACTTGGGTCATAACTTAATCCTGCAATTTCAAAACCCATACGAGGTAAAGTTATTGCAACTTCTCTTTTACTTAAATCTGCTTGTTGTTCTAATCTTGTTAAAAACTTTTCTTTAGGTGAATATGCAAGAGGTACTTTTAAAGATTGTATTACATTACCATTACTATCTTTTCTATGAATAGAAATATTATTAAAAATAGTACCAAATGCAACTACAATCTTTCTTAATGATTCATGGTAAAAATGTTTTCCGAACATAATTAAAATCCTTCATCTACTTCACCAAAAGGATTTCTTTCCGTAAAGTCTAATATATCATCAGCGGTACTTGTTGTACCAAAACCTGCGTCTGACTCATATGTATTATTATCTGCAAAATCTCTTGTTTGAGTTTGTAGATTATATTCTTCGTTAATTAAATAGTTTACTTCGCCAGTAGAAGACTCAAGTAATAATGCACCAGTGCCACCATCTGTCGCTGTCTCTAAACTAAATTGATAATTTAATTGATCTATTGATAGATTGTCTTCTAATTTATTAATATCAGAAACATTTGTATCAATTTTTTCAGAAGCATATTCAAATCTAGTACATCTTAATTTATAAACAGGTAAGTTGCCTAGTTGAAAAAATGGTTCCTGATCTTCAACAAATTGTATCTCAAAAAAACTATTCATTAGAGGGAAGTAAACTAAATCACCCTCATTAGGTCTGCCACCTTTTATTAGTGTTGCAGGATCATCTACTGAATCTGACCATCTTCGTTTTGCAACCGTAAATGTTGTATCTTCTCTAATCTCTAAACCAAATTTAGATACTAATTCTTGTTCACCTTGAAAACCTTCAGTTGTTTCCATGTACATTTCTATTAAGTATGAAGAGGTGAATTTACTTAATACATCTTCACCTAATATTAAGTCTTGGTTAACCAATGTTCTAGGTAGATAATAGACATCATGCCCATAGATTTTTAGGCCTTCTATTATTAGATTTTCATGTAATCTTTTTTCGGCGGCATTTCCTATACCATTACCACCTTGAAAAAAATGGTTAACTGCCATGTAATTATCCTATCATGTAGGTTACAGGTGTTTCGTAGGTACCTCTTATATCGGTCTCTAGTTTTTCAACATCCTGTAGCGCTTCTGAATAAATTTGTTGTCCGTTTAAGGTTACTCCACCTATCATTGCAACACCATTGAATTTAGATAGATTGGCACCCCATTGTTTTTTAAATAAAGCAGTCACATATCTTTTTAGATAGATGTCATTAAATACATCTGTCATTGTTTCTGGATCTAATTTTCTATAACACTCAATTACAATAAACTCATCTACTGATAAATCTTCAGACCAATCCATATCTACATAAAGTCTATTATTGTGTTGATTAAATCTTACTGGTTTTTCACCTACTAAAATGTGGTCTAAAAAATCTAAATGTCTTAAAACCATATCATAGTGAATTATACTTGTAGAAGAAAAATCATACAAATCATTTAATCTTAATTGGTATCTAACATCAAACATATTCATATTATGTTTGTCTGATAAATTAAATATTCTATTAACTGCTAATACACTATCAGGAACAATTATGTAATTGTTTCCCTCTAAAAAATTTGTTGTGACACCGTTTTTAGTTGCTGAAGAAGCTGTATTAGATGTAATTCTAGCTTTGTCTGCCTCTGTATATTTGTATTTTAAATATACTCTTTCAACACCATCATAGTGATATTGTGAGAAATATTGTAGTGCTTCATCTAATCTATCTTCTAATTGAGCGTCATCTACGTTTATTTCAATAACAGGCTTACCTAAGTTTCGTAAAGCGTATTGTTTAAGTTGTTCTCTTGTTGCTGGTTCTGCCATTAATATACCTCGTTATTCAGGTATATTTATAAGATTAACCAAGTGCTATTGCTTGTGCAATTGCGAATGGTTTAGTTGATACATCACTACCATTAATTTGAAGTGATCCTGTGACGTTTAAAGATGATGTTGTGATATATGTCTTAATTTGAGATAATCTAATTCTACCTTCAGTACCACCATCAGAAGCCATAAGTTGATCGTTATCTACTAAAGTTTGACTAGTTAAGTCAGCTGCACCATCAATATTGATAATTGCCTCGACTGCCCCAAATTCTAATGCTGACCCGCCAGTGTTAACTTTTAAAACTTGTCCTGCACTACCGATTGATAATGAAGCGCCTAGACCACCATGTGATAATGCGATAAATTCTCCTGATTGAAACTCTGCAAGTCCTGTTGCAGTTGATCCATCAAATACGGTTCTTATAGGTACTTTTACTGACATTAATTTCTCCTATCTCTATTTATATATTTTTTCATACTAAAAACTAAACAATTCAAATCTACCTTGCGTACTACCATCTGCCTTCTTAAATGAAGTAAATACTGAAGATTTAGAAGAACCTGCAGCCATAGTAAATGTAGCATTTGCACTACCTAAACCACCTGCCTGTGTAAAGAAAGGTACAGTTTTTGTCACGGTACCCTCTGCATTAGTCTTTGCAATTGCTTCGGTTCCTAGTTTAGAACCTACAGGTAATGTTGCACCAGTAGCAGATATTGTAATTGCACCTGTACCATCACCCGATATTGTTGCACCTGCAAGATCAATAGTATTACCTGATAAGTAAATATCTCTCCATCTTCTTGCTGGGGAACCTAAGTCATGTGTTAATGTTGTTAAAGGTTCTAAATTTGAAATAAATCTTCCGACTACATTTATCGTATCTTCAGTTGAGTCGCCTGTGTTGACACCAATAACGGTATCTCCTTTTAAAGTTGTATCGTTTGAAACTTCTAATGTTGATCCTGATACATAAACATTTTTAAAGTAACCATTTCTAAATGCTTTAGATCCGCTACCTATATCTCTTGTATTATCTGTATCAGGTACTATATGTTGATCTACGGCAGATAAGTCACTTGCAACTTCTCCAAAGTCGTATTTGCCAGTACTTGAATTATACTTTAATGCAAAACCATTTTGTTGAGCAGATATATCAACATCTCCTAAATCTTTTAAATCACCAGCACCGCCACCACCAATTGATTGTAGTTGTAGTGATGTTAGTTGTTTGAACTTATTAAAACTTTTTGATAATTCTTCAAGTGAAATATTACCTGTTTCAATATCTTCAGTAATTTGTTTTGCATTTTTAGAAAGAACATCATAGATAGTTGCTGTATCAACAAACTCTTTTGTTGCAGGTATAGACTCACCTGGTTGAATCGACCATTTGTCAATCTCTGGCATTTGAGGTTTAATATTTTGACTAATAACTTGTTCTACTTGATTTACTAAACCATCTGATATTATTTTGTTAGGTTGTTTCTCTGCAAATTTAGTTATTGAACCATATAGATTACCTAAAGACTCTAAAAGTTTTTGTTCTTGTTCAGGTGATTTTTCTTTAATTACTTTTGCGTTAGTTTGAATTGTTTCTTTAATTTGTTCTTTGAACTCTTGTATACCAAATAAATCTTCTAGTACTGATAATTTTTTAGTTTCAGATAGTCTTTTTTGTTCTCTTTGAGCAACAATCTGTTTTTGTTTCTCTGTTGCTTCTTCTATCTTTTTTTGTTCTTGTAATTCTTTTTGTTTTTTTTCTTCATCTAATTTTCCAATAAAATCAACGCCAGAAATGCCTGTAAAGAAATTTTCTAGTCCTGTTCTTTTTTTACTCATTATATTTTAGTTGCTTCTGCGTTGACGGTTATGATTCCGTGATGAACTTTTTCTATTGTTGAGTCTGCTAAGATTAATTCTACATCATAAACATATCTAGTATCACCATCTAAAGCAGCTGTGACAACATCTGTTAATTCTAGTTTATATGTTCCTGCTGTTCCAGAAACTATTGTACAAGTAAATGTAGTTGCAGCTGTTGACGCATATGATTTTCTCATTTGCGCCTGAAGAGTTAGACCTGAAATATCATAAGCAGTAGTACCATCAGTTGTAACCGTTAAAGTCCTACTGAAGTCTGCGCCTTGATCTAATGAAAAGTTTTCTGCCGATTTTACGGTTACTGCCATATCTATCTCCTATTAGACTATTTATATGGCTTAGGATTTAGTCTTATATTAAAAGATAAAGATATTCTGTCTGTATCAGACATATTAGGTTTTACAAAGTGTTCTAAATATGCAGGAAAAATAATTAACTTACTGGCTTCTGCAACATAGAATATACTTGAGGATGCCAATAAACTTTTATCATTTCTAAATTGTGCTTGATAATGTATTCTAGGTTTTACTGGATCAACAAAATGAATATTACCACAATTCTCTGGTGTTTGAACATAGTAAACACCTGACCATAAACAATGTGGGTGTGAGTGTGTATTATTATATCCGTATTTAGGATTGATATTACCCCAAAATGAATGAACATCTAACTCAAAATTAGGATCATAATCATAGAAAGTAAATATTTCACCTAATGTAAATTTTAGGTGTTTATTAAATTCATCAAATTCAGGATAACTTTGTATGTTGACATCACTATGCCAACCTAATTGATTTGATCTATCTAAACCCTTTGTTGTATTTTTAAGGGTATATAATCTGTTTGTGATTTTTTTGTTTTCTTCTTCAAAGTTAGGTAGTACTTTGTGAAATATTTTAGTTGCAAAGGTTGTGTCTACCGAAGAACCATTTGTTGTTATCATAATTAAAAGAAAGTAGGACCATGTACCCAACCAACAATAGCATGTCTTACACCTTTAGTCACTTTTGTAATTTTATGAGATATAAAAGCAGGAAATATAATTAATTTACCTTGTTGTCTTAACGCTTCTTTATCTGTTTTACTATTTAAAAATTCTACATCACCACCCTCATAATCTTTAGGGTCTGATAATTGAACTATGAAACTTAATTTTCTAGTAGGAAAGTTATTACCTATATCTACATGCCAATCATATTGACTACCTTTAGGAAACTGCCATAAAGTAGGTGCGTCATTATCCATAAAACCTCTTAAATCAAATTTAAATTTTTCTGTGTCAGCTTCTTTAAGACCTGCTAAAATATATGTTAAAGGCCAACCATCTGTATTGATAGGTAATGCTTGTCTTTTAATATTTTTGATTATATCTGTTGATTTTGAATCAACATCCGACCATAATTCAGGTACGATCTCTTTGTTAATAGCTTCACATTGTTTAGAACTTAATATATCTGTATGAACTATTGAACAAAATTTTTCATTTAATCTGATATTTTCTAATTGTTTTATAGATGTAAGAGGTACATCTCTTTTAGTTTCATTTTCACTCATATTAATATTGTATCACTTTCTTAATATAATGTCAATAACTAGTGGTGATTGTCCATTATACCTTCAAAACCTGATATAGGATCATCCCACATAAGTTTTCGTTTTCTATCGTCTTTACTACCTAAGAAATTAGACTCTTTTAATAACCATCTCCACTTCATTAATGCTCTTTTTTGAGTTGCTTCGTGGTGTTGATGTCTCTCTTCTTTTGTAGGTTCATTTCTTGTTATAGGTATTCGATTAGGATTTAATGATCCTACGAATACATCACCGTGTTCAGCAGCCTTTAACCAATCTCTAATTCTTCTACTTCTATGAGGTTTATATTCTTGTTGCCAACGACCTGTAAGTTTAGATTGAACCAATCTACCTTTACCTGCAGGTTTTGGTGGTTTAGTCCACCACCATTTAGAAAACATATCTTGTCCTCTTTTGCCTAAATCTAATGCTCTTTTAAGATAGTCTTTTGGATTGTCTTTAAATGTTGAGTAATCTCTTAATAATTTTTGTTCTAAATCTTTTTGATGAAATTGTTGTTCCCATCTTCTAAATCTATCTTCTTCAGTTTCCATCCATCTTGCACGAAACTTCTCTAATCTTTCTTTAGATATTTTTTCAGGATTGACAGAGTGTTCTTTAAGTAATTCTTTATAACGAATTTTATTAACTGTTACCTGTTTGAATGCCTCGTCTGGATTCTTAGGAAACTTAAAAGTATTAGGTATATATTTTTTAAAATCGAATGCCATAATATATTATTATTTAGTCGTTTAATTTTTAAATTAAGCCCACTGAAGAGATACACCGTGTATCTTAACAGAGTTATTTCTTAACTCTAACTTCCATCTCATATTTGTACCAGATGGTTGACCAGATACGTCAGCAGTTCCAGTTAAAATTCTTTGACCAGAAGCGCCTGTGACATAACCACTATCTGATAAAGTAGCTTGTGAGAAGTTAGTACCACCATCTCTACTTACTCTAGCAATGATGTCAGTATTTAACGTAGGTGTAGCAATGTTTTCTTCAAATACTACTATTCTTGCACTTGATGGTGCTGAACCAGCAGTAAATGGTTCTGAAACTAAATCTGTTGCAGTTGTTGTAGCAGCATTGAATCCTGTTGCAGTAATAAAAACATAACCACCTTCTGTTGTATTCCAGTAGTTTACACCATTACCAACACCTGGTTGATATACAGGATCGCTTGAGGCAGCAACACTTGTAGTAGCACCTGCAGTTGTAGCACCAGAAGCAACTTGTGGGTGACCAAAGTAAGATGATCCTCCACCACCTGCCCATGCACCGTGTTGGCCCATTTGACCACCACCGCCACCGCCAGCAAAGAATCCCATTCCTGAACCAGCCTTGTCAGTAGTCATAAATCTTTCAGATTCAAATCCGTCTGGACCTCCAGCATCCGGGTGTCTAGGACCCCCTTGTTCTTGGTCTCCTCCACCACCGCCGTTTGGTCCGTGTGATGTTTGTTCTCCAGTACCTGCAGCTTCTCCAGTTAATCCCCCACCAGCACCACCATTTCTTGTTGGTGTACCTAGTGGTTGTGAACCGTTTGCACATCCTCCACCACCAGCAACAAATGCAATTTGTGGTGAGATAGGTGAATAATTTAATCTCTGCCCGCCTGGACTATAAGGTGGAGCAGCCCCAGCAACCTGAGGTGAAGAGTTTGATGAAACTCCAAAAGTATTTCCTGTATTTTCCCAATCAATCTCTGCAGGACCAACAGATACATATGACATTGATCCGCCGCCACCAAAGTGACCCATTCCTGTAGGTCTTTGACCCCAACCACCACTATTTGCTGAGTCAGGAAAATATGCGTAGATACCTGTACTTGGGTGATCGTTTGACATTGGATTGGAATTTGGCCATGGATTTCCAGGACCAATTAAAGGTGCTGGTGAAGATGTTGTTTGATTATCTACTCCAACTCCTACATAAACTGTTTGACCAGCCGTAACCGTTAAGTTACCAGAAACGTGGCCTCCACCACCTCCAGTACCTCTAAAAAAGTTAGGTTGATTATAAGGACCTCGTCCTCCGCCTCCCCAGCCTTTAACCGTTATAGTACTTACACTTGGGTCAACAGCATATTGACCATCTGTGTAATGATGTCCTAGTGGGTCCCAAGATTGTGGGTGAACTGCTTGTGCAGTTGAAGTGTCAGGTTCTGTTACCGAACCAGCACCTGTTTCAAATAAAAATCCGCCTGCAAATGAACCCATTGGAGATGATTGACCATCATCCTGTGTAGAGTTAATATAGTAATCTGAAGCAGCAACGTATCTATCGTTAGCACTTGCAGTTTCTTCAACTCCTGATTCATCATGGAACTCGTCAACAACTCCATCAACAAAATTAAAGACCGTTAAACTTTCGTTAACAGCCATTTTAAAACCTAATAAACCGATATTATCTTTGATTGTATTTAAATCACTTGAAGTAGCGACACCTGTTACCTTAGAACTTGCGATAGCAGCTGATGGACTTATGTCAGCATTGACAATAGCACCATTTGTAATTTCGTCTGATGTAACCGCATTAGTAGCAAGCTCATCTGCTGTTAGAATATTTGATTTGACTTTATCAGCGTCAATTGTTCTAGTTGTTAAATTCGCATTAGTAATCTTTGTTGTCATACTACTATTTATCCTTTTTTAAATTGGTAATTCTCTTATAATAAGCTGCACACCAACTTCTGGTGCAGTGTTATATGTTAAAGTAGTGCCTGAAATAGTGTAGTCGGCAGTTGGTCTTTGTAAGACACCGTTTTCAGTGACTAATACTTTATCAACCGTTAATCCTTGAGTACAAGTAAATGCTGTAGTAGATCCATCACCTGTACTTACTCTCACATTAATTTCTGTTGGTCTATCTTTTCCGTTAATATATCTAACCATTAAATGTCCGTTCCTACTTTTTTAACCCAATAGCCATGGTTTTTGATTTGTCTAGTTTCTCCCTCTGCATTTGAATTAAATACAGGTGAAGATAATTGAATGTATGTTTGTCCTCCTGGTGTATTTGTTTTTGCACCATTTTGAGGATCACTGTTAGCTTTTGATCCACTTGGGATTATTGTCTTAACTGCCATACTTCAACCCTTAACTATTATACGTCTTCCAAAACAGAAAGAACAACATCAATTGATGAACCAGCAGAAGCCTCTGCTCTGATTACATCAGCGTTTGTACCATCGTTTTGAACTACAATTTTGTTTCCTTGCATTATCTCAACCGTTGTATTAGCAGGTACTTTTAATCCATTAACAACATATGCGTCATTTGAACCGTCTTCGTTATCTAAAAAGATACCGACCGTTCTTTCAGCCGCATTTTTATTACAGATTGATATACCGATAATGATTGATTCTAATGCAGTTGAACCAGCGCCTGCAGGTACTGTATAGATAGCGTCTCCAGACGCACCTGTACTTGTTCCTACATTTGGTTTTGCAAATCTTTTAAAATCGTTAGCCATTTATAACTACCCTTTATAGTATTTATACTTTTTAAAGTATATGTTTATATTTATATTATAATTAACCTAAAGCAATTGCCTGTGCAATCGCAAAAGGTCTAGTCGCAACTCTATCACTACCTTCAGTAATCGTAGTCGCAGTAATTGAAGAAATTCCAGTAATTGTAGTGCTTAAAGCAATATTGAATTGATCTGTAGCAGATACCGTTGCTGTAATATTTGAGTCTCCAACTATATTTAGTACGTCACCACCACTAATAGTTTGTGTGGTACTTGTACTATCTCGTATAACAAAGTTATTAGTACCCCCAGCAGCTTCGTTAATCGCAGCTACCAGTGAACTTTTACTAGAAGTTGTTAAGGCAGTCAAATCTCCTGTGTCTGTTGCATGAGAATTGAATGTTGTTCTTAACGCCTCTAAAGTATCTGTACTATTTACACTTCTTAAAGCCATTTTACTTATTTAATACCTTTGTTAATAAACTTTTTATTTCTTTCATTTCGTTCTTAATATTATTTATTTCTTTTACAGCACCTCTTAAAACATCATTTGTCTTTTCTCTGTTTTTATATTTACTCATGTAAGAAGTAAATTCAGATTGACTTGTATTCAATATAGCATTTGATTTTACATCTCTAACTAAATTTGTTGTTCCTTCTACTTTAATTTGTGCCATAATTATACCGCAAGAGCAATTGCTCTTAAATCTTTTATTCGTGCAGTGTATGAACTATTTGTTCCTCTAAACACTACTTTAATTTGAAAACTTGTAAACTCTGGTAAATCACTTACACTAAACTTATGATCTTTGAAATCTATATCTAATACTTGATCTCCTGTTGACGGATCAACAGCACTATCAGGCGCACCAGTTGTGTTAAATGGTGTAAATGGTATATCTTCTAATCTTCTTGTTTCTTCACCACCACTTACTCTGAAAAATGCAGTTATAGAAGAAGTATCTCTAACACTAGCCGCAAGTCTTACATCTAAAGCAGTAGATTGATTTACTAAATTAATTGGTTTTGTAATGTATTGACCAGCAGATGAACCACCCTCTGTTGCAGTATCTTCTTCAAAGTCAACCGTGTTTGTAATCTTTGCAACAACTCTAGCACCGTTAGTTGGTGCAGTTGTCATTGTTAATGTTGTACTTGAAACTGTAAAATCTATTTGAGGTGTTAACTTTTTACCATCTTTTCTAACATCCATTATATGAACATCACTTGGTGTAGCACTTAAAGTAAATCCTGCTGTTGAACCATCACCTATAAATGTGTCAGTAGATGATACCGTAGGATTATTTAATCTGTTTGAAATTGCAAAAGCATTAACTCTTTTTAAATCAATAACTGGTGATAGGTTAGCATTTGATGAACTAAATGTTATATTAACAACGCAAGATGTACCTGACATCTCATTAGTTTCGTTAATACCACTTGCCACCATTCTAGGAGATGTAAAGTAAATATTATCTCCTAATACTACACTTTGAGCATCGGATGCTGATTGTAAAGTAAATGGTGTTTCTGTACCATGTACAGATTTACCTGTTGTTGTTCTTAAATTAGCACTTAAAGAAGTACTAGGATGAACAACATGACCTATTTGAAGTTGTAATACGTCAAATAATCTATTTTGTGTTGCTGTTGCTGTTGCGCCACCAACATCTCCTGTTGCGTTTGCAGCCCCACCAGCAACCACATCATAAGAATCTAATGTTATATTTTTTATACTTGTATATGTACCATTAATATTACTATGAGTTATACCATTATATGTGCCTGAAGCAATATCACCAATTGTCACATTATCAGATGTACTGTGCATACCATGATTTTTATGAAATACTCTAATTGTAGTTGAACCATTAAATGTTCTAATAGAATTATTGTTTAATAATTTTGTAGGTAAAGTTTTATTTGCCAATGTTAATGTACCAGACGCAGTTGTATCAAATACTGCTTTTTTCAAAGTGTATTTTAAATCTTCCATTTGATCTGGTTGCCATGTTCTATTATTAGCAGACTTAAATAATACACCACTTGCTGGTTGTTTAGATACCGTTCTATCACCACCAATTACTTTATCACCTAGTCTTGCAATATAAACATTGTAATCTGTTGAGTCAGAATATAATACTAAACAATATTCTATTCCTTCTTGTAAGTAAACTGGACTATCAAATGTAAATGTAGTTGCAGTTGTACCGTCTGTTGATGTATTTACATCACCTGGATTTAAATATTTTTGTGCAAATGGTATTAATTTAGTAGATGGATAACCATTTACCATTTTTCTAATTTCTGCCCTTACAGGAATAGTTGTAGATTTTGTTGAGAAGAAAGTATCTACACTTGTTATAAATGAACCGTCTGCTTCTTCAATTATAAATGATTGTGCTAATGGGTCGCCTCTACCACCGTTTGCAGCTGGACCGTCATCACCACCGCCACCACCTCGATTTCCAATAACTCTACTTGCTGTTCTTGTAGTTGTTCTGTTTCCAGTCAAAGACGTTCTAATTGTTCGTGCTTCCCTTGTAGAAATAACAGCTTCTTGTACCGTCTCTATTAATCCTTTTGCGTCATAGTCTGCCTCTGCCGAAGTTTCTATGTCACTTTCGGTTGAAGAATTAGTTGATGAACTTGTTAATCTGAATACTTTTTTACCTGTTCTCCATCTTGGATTTACACCATTAAATGGATCAGGTATTGCAAATGTTCCTACTACACTACCGTTAGCATCCGTCACTAGGTTACCACCTAATGAACCACCAGATGGTGTCACATAAGTTGATATGTCAATATTGTCAAAGAAAGGATGAACTCTAGTATTAGGTCTCATACCTCTTGCAGTAAATGTAATTGTTCTTTGTCTTATAAATGGTGCAAATGCAACAGATATAACTCTACTGCCTAAACTATGTCTTACTGCCTGTGGTACTACTACTGATCTGATACCACTTCTTGTTTGAACAACATCTCTACTTGTTGTTTGTACTAAAGAATCGCCTTGCCATCTTGTAGTTGTTCTTGGATTACCTGACCATTGATCTTGCCATTCATTCCATTCAGTACCTAAAGGTATTTCTGATGTGCTTGTATTGTCAAGGCCTAAATTTCTAGCCATGTTATCAAAAGAACCGTTAATATTAACTACTAATTCTGGAGCTCTTCTTGTATCTTTCCATTCATCAAGTGGTGGATCTAATTCTATATTTCCTACCCAGTCGAATATTAAGAATGGATTTAAATTTTCTGTTGAAGTTGCATATGGTTGCTCAATCATATTACTTTCAGAATATGGTAATGTAATTAAGTCACCAGTTTTCTGATAGTTTGCAGCCGTTCGATCTCCTGCAACAATTGTCGTTAGATCGTCATCTATTTCTTCAAATTCTACTATGTCTTCATTAAATAATGTTCTTGCTTCACCTCTTGCTCTATCTATTGCAAGTTTGTAATCATTGTTGCCTACATCACCAACATTGTGACCACTAAAATTATCAACAACAAAACCATTTTTAAACCTATCAAAACCATCAGCGTCTTGTATTTGTAAATTTTGTGCATCGGCTTCTAATAAAGAAAGTTGAGTGTAGTATTCAATATTTTTAATTCTATCTTCTATTCTACCAATGTCTCTCATGGTAAATCTTTGATTGTCTTCTTTTTTAATTTTGACATCTCTTGTATCTAAAGTATAACTAGGTATTGTAAATGTTGCCAATAACATATGACCATCTAAATCTGATGGCTCTAATGGATTAAGAGCAGACGCACCTTCAACTGCTTTTAATACACCGTCTCTAGTCATAAAAATTTTGTCTATTCTATTTAAATAAAATTCAAAATCAGCAGTTATGTCTGAACCAAATTTTATAACATCAACCGTAGAGTTACCAGAACCATCAAAACTTCTATCGTTGCCACCAGAATTAATTGTACTTGCGTCATCTACTCGTGGTCTAAAATCTAAACAATCTCTTAATTCAAATTTATCACCAGTGGTATCTGAAGTATAACTTGGTATGTTTTCGTAATCTACTTGACCTGAATATGAGTCAACATCAAAATAATCACCAGTACCATGTGCAAAGAAATCAAAATTTACAAGTAATCTACCTGTTGGTACAATTGCACCTGGTTTTAATTTTAATCTACCTATATCGTAGAAGTTATCTCTTTGACCAGTGTCTAAATCAAATCTATCTGAAATATCTGTATCACTAGCAGTTGCGTTTGTGCTAAAATCTGCAGCCATATAAACATTGTTTATATCAAATACATCTGCCTTACCAAGACCAACAGTACCTGATTCTATTTCTGTCTGACTTGTTTTTTGAATAGTCGAACCATTTGTTAAAGTTTTTGTTTTAGAACCATCTGTCTTACTTAATGTAGCAAGTATCTTAACTTTGTGACCATTAAAGTTTGCACCAAAATCTAGTTTTAGTGAAGCGCCTGTAGGTGAACCTGTTAATGTAAATATTGGGTCACCTTCATGGTTATTACCAGATAAGTTTAATACATCACCAGCAGCACCAGTTCCACCAGAACCTGTTGTCATAATTGTAACCGTAAAGTCATCACTTGAAAGTGAAGAAAATGTTTCATCGGTTCCTGCGTTAATAGTACCATCACCATTAGATGATAATGTTGAAACAAATTGTCTTCTTATAGAATAATTTGTATCAGTAGCATTACTATTAGCTGCCGTCTTTAATGTTTTAATTGTTTTATAAGGTAGTTTTTTAATTGCAGTATTTTGCTCAGGATTTTGTATCTTTGATCTTTTTCTTGTTATAATAGTAGAAGTTGATACATCAGCAGCCCCAACATTAGCAGTTAAAGTTGCCTGTGTTTGAGATACAATATTTTTAACTAAAGCAGTAACCGTACTACCTGCGTCATTAATAAATGAAATTGAATCACCTATTTTTAAATCTCTTGTAAAGTTTGTTCCTTTACCAATTAAGTTATTTGTAGCATTTGCAATTGAAGCAACACCTACTAAATCTAAATTAGCACCATGTGTAGAAGTTAAATCTGTATCTGAAGTATAAGTTGGCGAACCAGCCATACCGATTTGTTTTACTGCTGACACTTCTCTTGTTGTTGCAGCTTTCAATCCTAATACATCTGATTGTAAAGTACCACTTACATTTGAAGTTTGACCAGAAATGGTTTCACCTGCAGTAAATGTTCCTTTAACACTTGACAACACAATAGTTGTGTGTGTAAATGTTGGTGAAGATGAAAAGGCAGTGACTACTTGAGGAGTTAATCCATCTGAAGAATATAACTCAAAAGTGTTTGTTGTAGAATTTCTAATTGTGAAAATGCCAGGTGTATATGCTGTTGAAGCAATTGACATTGAA